GCTTTTAGATGGCCGAAGAAAAGCAACGAACATAATCAGCCGAGATGTTGTTTGTTTAGACTTAGATAATATCCAACCTAATATGACTGATGACATTTTAAAAAGAGTAGGTTCGCTTGGCTGTACTTCTGTTGTTTATTCTACGAGAAAGCATAGCAATTATACACCTAGACTTAGGGTTCTTATTCCACTTGATGAAAGCTGTACTCCAGATGAGTATGAGCCAATAGCTAGAAAGTTAGGTAGTTTACTAGGGATTGAAAATTGTGATCCAACTACATTTGAAGTTAACCGTTTTATGTATTACCCATCTTGCTCTGTGGATAGTGAGTACATATTCCAGTTTTATCCTGGACAATTTTGTAGCCGTGTTGGTGTACTTAATATGTATGCCGACTGGACTGACATTTCAACGTGGCCACACGTCCCAGGCCAAGATACTAAACAAAAACAACTTTTAGCTAGGCAACAAGACCCATTAACTAAAAACGGATTAGTTGGTTCATTTTGTAAAGTTTATGACATCACATCGGCCATCCAAACTTTTATTCCTGCTTTATATGAATCAACGGCCACTCCCGATAGATACACATTCACAGGTGGTAGTACTTCTGGAGGAGCGGTACTATATGATAATAAATTCTTATATTCACATCACGCAACTGATCCATGTTGTGGCCAACTTGTTAATGCATTTGACCTAATAAGAATTCACAAATTTAGCAACCTTGACGAGAATGTGAAAGACGGAACGCCTGTAAGCAAATATCCATCATACACAGCTATGAAAAAACTAGCTCTTGAAGATGCTAATGTAGCAGCTTTGATGAATAGTGAAATGGTGGCCAACGCTAAAGATGTTTTTAAAATCGTAAGTAACGATGATGAAAATAATCAAGCTGAAGATGAATTAAACTGGCTGTCTCAACTTGAAAGAAGTGAAGATGGTAAAATCCAAAAGACTATTAACAATATAGTTTTAATACTGGAGAATGACCCAAACTTAAAAGATAAAATCGCAATTGATATTTTTAGCAATAGAGGATTAGTTTTTGGTCAACTTCCTTGGGATAAACATTATGACCCAAACAAAGACCATAGAGATTGGTCTGAAGTGGACGATGCTTCATTCTCTAGGTACTTAGAAACAGTTTATAAAATTACAGGACAGGATAAGCAAGATAAAGCATTATTAATTGTAAGTGATGGTAACAGAATAAACTATGTTGAGCGTTACCTAACATCACTAACCTGGGACGGAGTGCCTAGAGTTGATACTCTTCTTATCGATTATTTCGGAGCTGAAGACAATGCCTTTACAAGGGAAGCTATTAGAAAAAGTTTAGTAGCTGCAGTGGCCAGGGCCATAATTGGTGGAGTTAAATTTGATGTAATGACAATTTTAGCTGGGCCACAAGGAGTTGGTAAGAGTACTTTCTTTTCAATATTAGGTAAAGAATGGTTTAATGACAGTTTACAAACTTTTGAAGGTAAAGAAGCTTCTGAACTTATCCAGGGAAGCTGGATTGTAGAGGTTGGAGAACTTACTGCAATGAACAGGCATGATACGAATGCAATTAAGCAGTTCTTAAGTAAAAGAGGGGATATCTACAGGGAAGCTTACGGAAGACGTACAAGTAAATATCCTAGAAGATGTGTTTTTTACGGAACTTCTAATGATGATGAATTTCTAAAAGACCCCACAGGAAATAGAAGGTTTTGGCCAATTGATATTTGCTTAGGAGAGATTAAAAAAAGTGTTTGGGATGATTTACCAAATGAGGTTGACCAGGTGTGGGCCGAGGCTTACGCATTATTTCTAATGGGTGAAAGCTTGCAACTTAGTAAGGAGGCCGAAGAGTTGGCCAATATGGCACGGGAACAGCATAGAGAGGTTAATCTCCGTGAAGGATTAATCAAGGAATTTCTTGACAGGCCTATCTTACCTGACTGGTATTCTTTAGATAAAAACAAAAGGATTTCATTCTTATCCGGAACATTTACAGCCGATGAATCTCAACTTGTATATAGAAATAAAGTATGTGCAGCTGAGATATATGAGGAGTGTTTACGTGGGGATATTAAGTACATGAAACGACAAGAAGCTAAAGAGATAAATCAAATAATTAGTAATATAGTTGGATGGGTTAAGGAGGAAAAAACATCAAGATTTGGAGCTTACGGACCTCAAAAAGGGTTTCGTAGGGTGTAACTTTGGGGTGTAACTTTCTAATTTCAAAGTTACAAATCAAAAAATCAAATGTAACTTTGGTGTAACTTTGAAAAAATACAAAACGTGATTATATCAACGTTTACAAGCATCGAGTGTAACTTTAAATGGCTAAGTTTACACCCAAAGTTACACCACATAAACGTTGATATAATAACTCTAATAAGTATTTTATATATTAATTTGTAACTTTAAAACCTATATATAATATAAAAATAAAGGAATTATAGAAAATATAGGATTATATAAATCTATAATATCTATAATATCTATGTTTTATATACTATATAGGGAAAATAAAGTTACAAGTTACAAATTTAAAAATTGAAAATTGAGAGATGATTTTGACAAGTGGAAATTTTAGAAAAGCAAATTGAAAAATATTTAGTAAAAAAAATTAAAGCAGAAAAGGGGCTATGTTTAAAATTTGAATCTCCTGGATATTCGGGGGTGCCAGATAGGATTATTATTTTAAAAAATAAACCAGTGGCTTTTGTAGAATTAAAAAGGCCTGTTGGTGGAAGATATTCAGCAAGGCAAAAATTAGTAGAGAGAGATTTTAATAGATTAGGTCAAAAAGTTTATAAAGTAAAAAATAAAGAAGAGATAGATAAGTTAGTAGAGGAGTTGATAACGTGAAAGAGTTTATTCCACATAAATATCAATTAACAGCAATTAATCATGTAATCAATGTTCCAAAATGTGGACTGTTCCTTGATATGGGATTAGGTAAGACGGTGTCAACATTAACAGCAATTAAGGAATTAAAATATAATAGATTTCAAATTAATAAAGTGTTGATTATTGCACCGAAGAAAGTGGCCGAGGGAACATGGTCGAAGGAGAAAGATAAGTGGAATCACACAAAAGATTTTAGAGTAAGTCTAGTGTTGGGAAGTCAGCAAAAGAGAATTAAAGCTTTAAGTGTAAATGCAGATTTATATATTATCAATCGGGAAAATATTCCTTGGTTAGTTGATTATCTTAGAAATGATTGGTATTTTGATACTGTGGTAATTGATGAAAGTAGTAGTTTTAAAAACAGTCAAAGTAAGAGATTTAAAGCTTTAAAAATGGTACTTCCTAAGATTAATAGGTTGATTGAGTTAACAGGAACTCCTAGCCCAAATGGTGTGGAGGACTTGTGGGCCCAAATATATTTATTAGATCAAGGTGAAAGATTAGAGAAATATATAACTCATTTTAGAAATAGATATATGGAGCCGAGTAAGAGAAATAGAAGTCAAATTTTTGATTATAAAGTAAAAGAAGGAGTTTATGATCATATCATAAATAAAATATCAGATATTTGCATAAGCATGAAATCGGAGGATTATTTAGAACTTCCCGATTTATCTTACAATGAAATACCTGTTGTGTTAAATGATAAAGCTAGAAAGGACTATGACAAAATGGAACGTGATTTTGTCCTGGAGCTAGAAGAAGCAGAAGAGGATATAACGGCAGTAAATGCAGCTGCGTTATCAAATAAATTATTACAAATAAGTAATGGTGCAGTATATGATAATTCGGGAATGTATACAGAAGTGCATAATGCAAAAATAGATTCATTTCTTGAGTTAGTAGAAAGTTTACAAGGGCGAAGTCTTTTGGTCTTTTACAACTTTCAGCATGACAAGGAACGAATTAAGAAAGCTTTGGAAAAAAGTAATTTAGTAGTTAGAGAATTAAAAACTACACAAGATGAAGATGATTGGAACGATAGAAAAATAGATATTCTATTAACGCATCCAGCAAGTGCTGCTTACGGACTTAATTTGCAAGAAGGTGGAAATCATGTGTGTTGGTTTGGTTTGACATGGAATTTAGAACACTACCAACAAGCCAACAAGCGACTACACAGACAAGGCCAAAAGGAAAAGGTAATAATCCACCACTTAGTAACGCAAGATACGAGAGATGAGGATGTAATGAGGGCCTTAGATAGTAAAGCGGATGTTCAAGAAGAAATCTTACAAAGCTTAAAAGCTAGAATTAGAAAAGTTAAAGAAGGTAAGTAGAGATGACTAACTTACAAAAAATAATGAACAACCAAAATATAACTGATCAAGAATTAAGTGATAAATCTGGAGTACATTTCAACACTATTAGATTAATAAGAACTGGAGAATTTAAAACTCCTAGATATAAAACTTTGCGAAAACTAGCAAAAGCTTTAAATTGTACAGCAAAAGATATAGGAGGTTAACATAGTGAAAGATGAAGCAACATTAGGTTTTAAACTATTCTTTTTGGGAATAGTGTTAGGAACAATACTGATGGCAAGTAACTCGTTTGTTTTAAAGAAAGAAAATGAAGAATTGAGGGTTGAAAAAAACAAACTGGAACATCGATTAATAGAACTAGACTACAAACAAGCTGAACAAACTAAGAGAATAGCTGAATTGAATGGAATAGGAGGTTAAAAGATGATTAAAAAGATATGGGATAACATAGAAATTATATTAATCACACTGTCAATGTTGCTGACAATGTTTACAGCGGGATTAATATTAGGAGTGTATGTTTCAAGTAATACTATTGAGGAGTTATCTAATGATAATATCGTTAAGGAACGTACTATCCAGCAGCAGAAACAACGTATTAGAGAGTTGCAACAGATGAAACAGTTGAAGGAGATTTACAATGCTTAGATATGTATTTGAATGGTTTGGAATCATACTGTTGTTCGGTTTCATAATGATAATGTGTAATACTAAGCTTACTGAAGAGGACGTATATTTAATAACATTTGTGTGGGCAATATGTAGAATTTGTCTTACATTTGAGAATAAAAGGTAAGGAGAAGTTAACAATGAAATTAAAAATAGCTAATTTTAAAGATATAGATAACCTATTTATTGAATATAAAGGTTACACAATTTCTTTCTCTCTTAAGCAATTAGAATACAACAATAACTTAGGTATTAGAATTGAAACTGAGAAAGAAAAGAAAAAGCTTATTGAAATTTTAGAAGTATTTCAAAAAGAATTAGAAAGGTTGGAGTTTTAGAATGAAATGGCACAAAATATATTTGCGAAAAATGACTGAGGAAGAAAAAAAATTTTATCAAGGTGATTTTGATGAAATATGGGATGGAACGTTACCTGATATTGACGAAGAAGTACTGGTCACTTACCCTTTGCCTTCTGGAGAATTTGTTGTTACTTATAAAGATACTTGGTTAGATTTTGAAATTGGATTAGGTTTTGAAAATACTGACAATGATGTTATATATTGGATGAAAATACCACAATATAACGGAGAATTGGACGATTAGGAGGAATAGAAATGAACGAAAGTGTAGATTTTAATTTGAAAATAGTATTTAGAAGTGGGAGAGAATT